CAGCGCGTCACGATGGCCCCTATATGGGCCTATGTGGTCGTTGCCACGTCAACTTACTGCACTCGCGGGAGTCCGTGGCTAACCGGATACAGTCACCGGGGCCACTCGCATCCGCGGGGCTGCGCCTAAACCAGGCGTGGTGCGCTTTATTTGTGGCCGCGCGCAACGGCGTCATCCTGCTCACAACTGGCTCACTCCAGTCGCTAAGGCCGATCCCATGCGCACGGCGGGCGCATAAGCTCCGGCCATAGGCGCGAGCGCGCCCCCGACCGTCCCAATCACGCCGGCAGCCTTCTTGATGAAGTTCCAGACGCTGGAGAGATGGAGGGGGTTCTCCATCCCCGTGTTGGCTTGCGCAAGCAGGAATTGCGCGTCTTCCAGCACGCGGGGGTGGATGTCGGGAGCGCGCAGGTCGCGCCATTGGCTCTCGGTCTCGAATTCGACGTGCCACGTCGCGGTGAATTCCGCGATAACCCCGGTGGTGAGAGTGCCGGTCGACACAGCGACGACTATGTAGTCACCAAGAGCGTCGAGGTCGACGGCCGGCGGGTAATTGGCGTCGCACGTGTCCATCGGGATGAGGTTCAGTTCTTCGAGGCTTGCCGGCTTAAGAGGCCGATAGGCTCCCTTGCGATACGGTCCTGAGTAGCATCCGTTGTAGGCGGCGATGACGGGGTAAGGGTCGACGCCGCCAGCGCAAAGTCCAGGCCCGATGCCGGCATGAGTGGTCCAATGCTCACTAGCTCCCACTTGCGCCGATGTGATGTTGCCCTGTGTGATGAGCTGCGACGTCCGATCACTGTACAGGGCCGACACAGCAGTAACGCGCATGGCGTTGATGTCGGCCCAGTTGGTGTGCAGACTGGGCAGGCTGCGGTGGGCGAACACGGCGCAGGCGCTCACATGGTGAACACGGAAGCCGACAGGCAGGGCAGGCTGGTTGAGCGTCTGGATCGTCCAGTAGCCCGAACCACCGAGCGGCAGGAACCACTTGAACGTCGTGCCAGGCAAGGCGCCGGTGGTGATGTCGTAATCGGTGATCGTGTCATTGATGAGGCGACTGAAACGGATCGTGTAGGACGCGCCAGCGGTGAGGTTGGTGAGCTCAATGAAGCTGTTACTGGCTGGCGCCGTCAATGGCTCAACATCGATCCAGAGGCGGGTTGTTCCCTCAGCGTCTCGGATCACGGGCTGGTAGAGGCCGTGGGCAGCGGTGGCGTTCGGCGTAGCGGTCGCAATGATGATCGGGTCAGTTTCACCGACTGGGAAGGATGACACGATCGTACCACCTGACGGGAACTGCCACTGGTAGTCGAGGTTGACGGCGTTGGGCAAGTACTCGATCTCGGCGAGGACCGGGTGGCGGAACACGGCTTTGAACGTCGCGCCGCTGACGTACTGGTCCCCACTTGTCGTGACTGAGGGCACACCTGCGGTTGTTTTTCTGTACAGGCGGTTGACGGCGGTTGGTCGGCCGCCGCCAAGAGCAAGCCGCTGGGGCTCGGAGTCATAGGGGTCGAGGAATGCAGAGAGCAGCTTCTTGAGTTGGCGCTTGTAGGCGTCGTCGCCTGCGGGCGCTGCGGCCCGGAGCTGCTTGCGCTTTTGCTTGAGTCGCATGCGCAGCTCGGTGTTGGGGGCAGCGGGCTTGGCCGGTTGCTTGGGCTGAGGCTTGGCGACGTTGCGGGAGGCGCCAGCTTGCTTGCGGGGAGCATTGCTCATGAAGGCGGTGGTGCGGGGTGGTGCGATCCGAAGAGGGTAGAAAATTCTCAAGGGCCCGCCGGCCGGCGACGGGCTCAAGTTCTTCACCCTGCAGCCACGGCCGGCTTGGGTGCCGAGATCGGCAGTAGCAGGTCGTAGCCGTCGGCCAGGATCCAGTTCGCATTTGCGCTGGGGTCGCCCACCTCGACCTCGACGTCGCGGTTGACAATCTTGTCGATGGCGGGATGGTCGATGAAGCCACCCAGCGGCGTATTCGCCACGGCCAGCTCGAGCTCCCTGAGCTCTTGGGGAGTGACGCTGTAAAGGAGGCAGAATTCCTCGAAGGTGCGGTCGTCGGCCTCCTCGTGACCGGCGCTGGGCGGTCGGTTCCCGCGCAGGATTGCAGGACCAGGGCGCGCAAGCACTCGCAATATCGGCACATGTCCAGCGTCGCAGTAGAGGCCGGAGCGCACAGCGGCGCGCCACTCCTCGTCGGTGACTCGCTCGGCAGGCGCGTAGCGCCAGGAGCCCTTGCTCAGCCAACGGCCGGGCTTGGGGCCCCAGACGCGAGTCTGCCGGGCGCACCAGTAAAAGCGGCCGCTGCAGTACTCGACCTCGTAGGCGTTGAAGGACACGCGCGGCTTGGCGACAAGGCCGAGCTCGGCGAAGAAGGCGGCCGCTTGTTGCTTCGCCCAAAGCAGAACTGGGCGCGGAGCAATGGCAACCATATCGTCGCCTTGGACGGCCATACGCCAGCACGTTCGCGGATAGCCAGTCGCGTCGCAGGCCATGTCGAGCAGGCGCGTGTGGCTGCCGGCGTTGACCTCGGAGTTCCCGAGGGACGTGTCTGGGTCGCCCGACGAGCGCTTGGCACGCGCGCGCATGCGCACGTGTCTGCGGCTGCCGCCCCGCATGAACACCGCGCTTATA